TCAGGCTGGGTGCTGGCCGGTTATGGCCTGGTGGACCGCGTCGGCAGCTGCCGGATGGGTACGCCTACGTGCGAAATACACCCTCTGAGTCATGGACGGATCCGCGTGCCCGAGCACATCGGCAGCAACCGTCGCGGAAAGCCCAGCGTCATCGAGGATGGTGGCGACAGCCTTTCGGAAACTGTGCCCGGTGATCTTGACGTGCAAACCCAGAGCGGCGCGCACCCGGCGCCAATCGGCGTCTACGTTGTGTGGATCGCGCGGCGTCCACCGCTCGCTTGGGAACACCAGATCCTCGAACGCCGGGTCGATCGGGTTCGGGTGGACTAGCTTTCTTGCCGCGATCCGCTTCTTGCGGGCTTTGAGCATTTCGACGGCGAACTTCGGCAGGGCGATGCCGTTCTCACTCGCCTTGGGGTCGCCGTCGACGTCGACCAGTTCGAGGCCACCGCCGTCGAGTCGTGCGAGTTTCTTGGCGGGGTGCAGTATGCCCGCGTCGAGGTCTAGGTCAGCCCAGCGGATCGCCAGTGATTGGGAGCGGCGGTGGGCTGTCGCGATCCGCATGACGATCCAGTCGACGAGGTCGACGCGTTCGCAGAACTGCGCGACTGTGGGCGGCGCGTATCGCTTGCGGTTCTTCTTGCGTTCGGCCGCGGACAGGATGACCGGGCACGGCTTCTTCGAGGTTTGGATGTCGAGGAGGATTTGACGGACCTCGTCGACGGTGAGATGAAGGGCGCCAGCAGGCTTGCTGGCGTCCTTTTTGTTGGTCAGCTTGACCTCGCGCACTGGATTCACCTTGATCGCGCCGTCGCTGACCCGGATGGCGTAGTTGTACATGCCGGACAAGACGCTGCGTGATGACTTCGCGCAGCTGGCGCCGCGGGTGTTGGCGACTGCGGTCAGGTAGTTCTCGATGACCTTCGTTCCGGTTTCAGACAGTCGCCGTTGCCCGAACGCTGAGTCGAACCCTTCGGCTTCAGCGTCGTAGCGCTTCATCGTCTCTCGTGCGCGTCCTTGCTCGATCAGGTACGGCCGGTAATGGTCGAGCCACAGCGACCGGATGGTGGTGTCGGGAGACAGGTTGACATCGAGCTCGGATTGCATGATCGCTGCCGCGGCTGCAAGCACCGCGTCGTGCGCCCGCGTGCCTTCTCGGTCGGGGATCAACCGGCCCCGTGAGTCACGCTTATCCGGGCTGACCCGCTTAATCTCGCGGCGCTCCCCGGTGACATCGCGAACCCGTACGCGCGCTTTCCATACCCCTGGCCGCAGCTCGGTTAGATCGACCTTGCCGGGCACACCGATAGGACGCGGTGGTCTACCTCGCGACATATGGCCCCCTTCGCTTGTTCCCCGCAGCGTGGACTCTACGACTCGGCGTTGTCGTTCACAGCGGATTCCCCAGTGGAGATCGGGTGCGGTACGCGGGCGCGCAAGGATTCCGGCCCGCGAAATCCGCTGTCGGCAACGGAACATCGTTCTCCCTGCCCGTCACCGTGCCGCTCAACGGGCGCACCGTGCACGCGTTCACCCCCGGACAGAACAGCACCACCCTGTCGGCGCTCACCGGCGGCACCAGCCGCTACCTGGACAACGTCGGCTTCCTAACCCAGTCGGTGCGTGACGCCGACGCGGCCACAACATTCGGTGGCACGCTCAGCGCGACCCGCGACTGGGCCGCACTCGGCGTCCCCCTGTGCGCGGTAGCCCCCACCGGGCCTATCCCGAAATACAGCACCGGCACGGACGCCGACGGCATCAACGGCACCAAGACATTCGACGTCTACACCGCAGCAGGGGATTACGTGTACGCGTTCGTCGGACAAACCGGGCCCGGGGATCCCTCGGCGGTCACCTGCGCCGGTACCGCCATGACGCTGCTCGACACCCTGACCTGGAACACCGGATCCGCAACAGGATTCATCAAGATCTACCGCAGCGCCGCGGCAATGGCCTCGGCGGGCGCCAAAACCGTCTCTGTGACGGCCACCGGCGGCAACTGGTGGCGCGCTTGCGGATTGGCGGTGTCCGGGGTCACCAGCCCGTCAGGCACGGTGACGAAAACGTCGTCGACATCATCGCAGCCGACCCAAGCCGTCACGTGTGCCGCCGGTCAACTGATCATCCAGATATTCATCACCTCGGCCGCCGTCAACGGTACCGAGGGCGGCGCGGGCCTGTGGCTGACACCTTCAGCCGGGCAGGTCTTCATGACGCTCAATGTTGCTGACGAGTCAACAACTTTCAAGCTCGCTAACACCTCCGTGAACTGGGGCGCAGCCGCGCTCGTCCTGAGCTGACACAACGAGAAAGGCAACACCAAATGGCAAACATCATGTACGACAAGGCATATGAGGCGTTCGGGAACGGGCAAATCAACTGGCTTGCCGATACCATCAAGACCGTTCTTGTGGATACCGGCGCCTACACCCTGAACGCGGCCACCCACGAATTCCTTTCGGACATCCCCAGCGGTGCGCGTGTGGCCACCTCGGCGGCGCTGACGGGTAAGACGAACGTGCTCGGTGTGCTGGACGCGGGCGACGCATCCTGGCCCGCGGTTGCGGGCCCCAGTGGTGAAGCGGTGGTGATCTTCAAGGACACCGGCACGGCCGCCACATCGCGGCTGATCTTCTACCTAGACACCGCTGCCGGGCTTCCTGTAACCCCCAACGGCGGCGACATCAACATCCAATGGGACAACGGCGCCAACAAGATTGGCCGACTCTAATGCCGGTAGTGAGGGTCATCGCGCTATGCCTGGCGCTCGCGGGGATCACAGCGGCAGTGACGTTTACGGTCGCAACGCACATCGCACCGGGTGAACACCCCCAGGATCCACGCATCCGCGCCGGAAGGTTCAGCTGGTGAGCTTCGTATGGTTCCGGCCCGAAGGTCCGCTGCGATCCCGCGAGCAGATTGCCCGCGAGGTGCATGCGGTGTCGCTGGCCCGTGGTCTTGACGAACTCGCCTCGGTGCTGACGCTGATGTGCATCGACGTTGAGGCGGGCGCCGCCGACGACAACGGGGTTCGGCAGTGGTGGTGTCCGTGGAATGCCAATGATCCGACGTCGAAGAACTATCCGCACGATTCGCAGTCCGATGATGGACGCTCGGTGGGGTATTGCCAGCAGCAGAACGGCGCCGCCGGTGAGGTGGTGTCGGGCAGCGACAACTGGTGGGGTCCGATGCGCTCGCGGATGACGCTGGCGCTGGCGGTCGATGTGTTTCAGACACGGCTGGCCGACGACTACGGGCGCGCTGCCGGAAACCCGAAGCTGGCAGGGGAGTTCGTGCAGCGGGTGCAACGATCGGGGTATCCGGACCGCTATGCCGAACGCTGGGACGAAGCGTGGGCGGTGCTGCGGCGTGCGCTTGCGCAAGGGCCCGTCACCCCGAAACCTCCGCTACCGCCCATCACCGGCAGCCCGATCACGCGTTCGCGGCTGACGTCGAATCGGTACGTCGGCCGCGGCGGTAAGACGCCGCGGTGGATCGTGGTGCACACCCAGGAAGGTGGGCGCTCGGCGTGGGATCTGGCCGGGTTCCTGATTTCCACGCAGGGCACATCGGGGGCGGTGTCGTACAACGCGTGCGTCGACGACACCGAAACTGTGCTGACCGTGAATTGGGACGACACCCCGTGGTCCGCAGTCAACGCCAACCCCTACGCATTCCACATCTGCATGGCCGGTTCCTACTCGGGCTGGGACCGCGGCAAATGGCTCGAAACCGATGCCCGCGACGGCAAGAACGAAGACCTCCAGCTGACCCGGACCGCGCAGCTGATCGCGTGGCTGTGCCGCACCTACGACATCCCCGCCGACTACATCGGCGGCAGCGGAATCCCCTGGGGCCGCGACGGTATCTGCGGACACCGAGACTTCGGTAGCTGGGGCGGCGGACACACCGACCCCGGCCCGGACTTCCCGTGGGACGAGCTGATCCGGCGCGTCCGCCTCTACCTCGACACCAACACAGGAGATGAAGACATGGCCCAGGTACCACAATCGGAATGGCAAGAAGTCATCGATTACGTGCGCGCGCAGAACACCCCGATCCCGTCGGCCTCGCCGCTACGGCACCTCGGGGAAGGCAACGTGAACACCCGCGCCAACCTGGCACGCGCCATCGACGCCAACCAGCACGTAACCGCAGTAGTCACCCTGGCCAAGGAAGGCCACACACCCTCGATCGCGCTGCTGTGGGAGGTATCGACCGCGGCCGACAACCCCGGCAAGTACCCGGACCGGCAGGAAGACGCCAAGCTCGCCAAGACGCTGCTGGCCAGCATCAGCAAGACCAAGAAAGCCGTCGCCGCCGAGGACATCGAAGCGTGGCTCGACGCCGAAAAGGCCGCCGCATGAACGGGCCCGACGGGAAGTGGATCGGCTACGGCGAAGGCGACGTATCCGACGCGGTAATCCCGATCGAACACCGCCTCGTGCACGCCTACCCGAAAAACAGTCACGCCATCGAGCACGGCGTCGCCGTGGATCGTACATACACCGCGGGCACCGTCCACGCGGTGCGGGATCTTACGGCGTTCATGAACAACGACCCCCGCGAACTGCAACGACTGCAGCGCATGGGAATCGCCACCCCGCTGCGCAGTGACGGCGTCGCCAACCTCGACGTGCGCAAGGCCATCGGCGCCTACGTCGAAGCCCCCGCCAACCCGCCGCAGTCCAAGTATCCGATCCAGGGCGTGTGGGCGGATTCGCGGGCGTTCCTGAACCCGCCCACCGCGCATAGTTTCGTCAAGGCCACCAACGATTTCCGCGACGAAGCCATGCGCCTCTACCGGCCGATGGCAGGAAGCCCGATCTGGCTTCTCGGCTACAGCATGGGCGGCGATTCAGTGCGCAAGATCCTGGAGGCGATGCCGCCCGAATGGCGCCAATACGTCGTTGGCGTGACCACGTTCGGTGACCCGTCGATGCCCGCCGAGGGCAGCTTGCTTGGCGATGATCCCGGCGAGGGTATCTCCAAATCGCCGCAGCCACCGTGGGTGCGAGACCGGTACTGGTCCTATTCGATCGACGGCGACTGGTACCCGCGGGCACGCGGTCTGCTGTTCCTGCTCTACCAGGTACTCACCCGTGCTGAGCTGACGATGGAATTCGCGCTCTACCTGTTTACCGAGTTCCCGAAGCAAGCGTTTCAACAGCTCATCGGGCAGGCCCCCAGCGCAGATCCGTTGGCCGGGGTGCTGGCCGGGTTGGCGGGCATGATGACGTCGGGGCCGCTCGGTGCGGTCGGTGCCTTGCTCAATCCGTTGCAGCTGTTCGCGATCCTGCCCGATCTTGTGCGGCTGCTGTTCGATGCCATCAAGTTCGTGGCCACCAACGCGCACGGAATGTACGGCGACCCCGCCTATGCGCTGTGGGATGGCATGACCGCCGTCGATCACGCAGCCGCCACGATCCGCCGCGTAGCGCCCGATGGCTGCACCCTGTTCCTGCTGCCGGGCACGTGGGCGAACTGGAACCAAGGATTTCCGTTCGACGTCGCTGCACAACTGCAATAAGAGAGGCAATCATCATGTACACGTTGGCATTCTGGAGAGAGCTGGGCGAGCGCGCGCTGCGTGCTGCCGCCGCTGCACTGATGGGTGTGTTCGTCGGCGACAAGACCGTCGCCACTGTCGACTGGCGATTCACGGCCGCTGCGGTCGCGACAGCTGTTCTGGTGTCGGTGTGCTCGTCGCTGCTGGCCAGCCGCCGCACCGAGGGCGACGAGGAACCACGCACCGCGTCGTTCCTGACCGGGGGCCGCGGGTAGTGCCCGACCTGACACCGTTCCACGCCAACGACGTCTGGGATCTGCTGGTCGCCGCGATCGTAACTGTTCCGCCCACGATCGCGGCTGTCGGGGCCCTGCTTGTGTTCTGGAAGGGGCGTGACGAAGACCGGCAGAAACTAGGCGAGGTACACCAGACCGCCGCCGTGGCCGCTGCGGCGGCCACCGCTACGAAAGATCAAGTGCAGAACGGGCATACCACCAAGTACCGCGACGACTTCGACGGCATGAACCACAAAATCGACCTACTCGTCGATCGCGTGGACTTGATTCAGACGAACATGGAACTGCTCAACGCCTCACATTTGGCGCTCGTCAAGCGCCTGCAGGACTAGCGCGTCTGGCGTGCACGAACATCGGTGGTGCCAGACTTCGCGACCACCGCATCGCAGGTATATGGCTTGGGGCCGGTGTAGCCACCAAAGCCATTCTTAGCGTTGACCATTCCCGATACTGCCAGGTATGTGTCTCCAACATTCGGGGCGTAGGCGAGGCCCCCAGGCAGGACCGGCGGGGCCGGTGCGTCGAGGGCGGTCTCGTCAGTGAACCGTGCGCTGTCCGGGTCTCGTAGACCTTTCCTAATCGCCCCTTGGCATGTCTCGATCGCGTACTTTCGTTTCACTTCGAGGCTGGGCCCGTTGTTGTGGGAAGACTCACCGGACAGCCCGATCGCGCATGCCGCCATGAACATCAGCAGCCCAACAAACGCCCCCAGAAACACCCACAACGCCTTCGAGGGGGTGTCTGCCTTTCCCGCCATGGACGGCAGATTACAAGATCACGTCCAGGTCAGAGACGGTAATCGCCGGTATTCGGACCTAGTGTGGGACTTCGTCGAGACCGTTTTCCCGCAGCGTCGCTGTCATCGCTTCTACAACCCGCTCAGCAGGCCAGTCGTCCGGCGCTGAAATCAGCATGCCCCCGGCTAGCTCGGTCTTGGTGAGAAGGTCAACGAGATGGCTGACCGTACCGACCTCTGCGCTGATCCACATTCGGTAGCCGACGCCGATCTTCCAGTTGCCACGGCGAGCGAGACGACGCACTGCGAGATCCGCGAATTCGGTGGTTGCAGGCTCCCACGTCTCGACCACCGCAGCTGTTACGGCGTCGGCATCCACGGACCGCAGCGCGTTCTCATGCGCTTCACGGAGCTCGACCGCCAGACGGCGGCGAGGTAGCCGCTGTCCGACTGCTGGGTGACCGGCTGCGATACGCACCAGAGGGGAAACACGGGGGCCTGCGCCCGAAATGGTGAAGGAGTAACCCTCACCGGGCAGCGCATCACCGATATCTTCCGAGGCCCCTACGAATTCACGAACAGGATGTTTGCGAACTATGTTGACCAGTTCGTCGGGGGAACCTTCCCACAGTTCCCAACCGTTGTCGGCCGCAAGCTGCCAGCTCGATACGTCGAACGCTGATTGCAACGAACGGAGCAGGCTGTCGGTGCGTGCGGCGATCCATTCGGGAGATTCGCCAGCTGCTACCCGGAGAGCGAGCAGCGACGGCCGTGATGCGCCCCAGACTGGGTTTTGCACCTCGTTCACAGCTGCCACCTCACTCATGGTTTCGGAGTGTAGATGACCTCTACACCGTAGACACCGTTTGAATCGAACAGGTCACGAAGGGCCGCAGCACCATAGGGATCGGATACGTGCCACTCAAGTCTCGCACCTGGGGGGAGCGCGCCGAGCTGTCGGTCAACTTGTTCGAGCGCCGACTCTGCCCGCCCCGTCCAGTACGCGTTGTCCGGCGCGAACGCCATGCCCCGAAAGCCATCCTTGGCTTCAAGAAAGACCTCTTGCGGGCCGCGATAGGTGTGCCCGTCGAAGGAAACAGGGGCTCCCGTATCAAGGTCATGTTGCACCCATTCGGGCAGTGCTCCGCTGGGTGTTCGTTCAATTCCGCCGATTTGTTCCTGGTACGGCATCCAGTCCTTGTCGAAGTTGTGGTTTATGTGCTTCCAGCCTGGCTCGGTATCGCCCTTGTTCCATGTGGCCTCCGGGGTGCCGGGCGGCCAGCCGCCCGGGTGGTGTGGATCCCCGGATGCGTAGTGCTGACCGGCGCTTGGGTCAAAAGTGTCAGGCGCGGGTCGGTGAAGTTGGGGCGGCGGGGGCTGTGAGTGATCTAGAGACGGGGCCGGGTGATCCACAGCGGGCGGCGAGTGGTCGGCCACCGAGCCTGGGTGGGCGGTCGGAGGGTCGACGGACGTGTGCCCTGCCGGGGGCGCTTCATGGGGCAGCCCCGGGGTGTCGAGCAGACCGCCGCGACCAGCAATGGATGCATCCTCCAGTCCTATCCGGCCGAAGGCGCCCTCGCCACCTAATGGCACCGTAGTCCCGGCTATGGCCGCGTCGACCGTGGTCTTGCCGATGTTCTCGGGGATCTTCTCGGGATGCTGGTACGAGGTGACGGCCTGATCGATCACGTTCTTGGCGTCTTCGGCCATCGCAGCACCAGGGAACAATGTGCGTTCGATCTGGTGCTCAAGGCCCTTCGCGCTGTTCGTCCATGACTCGGCGAACTTGTCGGCGCCGTTAAGTCCCGCCTTGCTTTTGACCTCGTCGATCGTTCCGTCGATGCGTTCGTTGGCGCCTTTAAGGAACTGTTTGGCCACGCCAGAGCCGAAGCCGTCCTGCGGTTTGGGCGCGCCGGGCATCTTGTCGAGCGCGCCGACCGTTCCGGTGAGGCTGCCTGCCTTGCTGGGGTCGATGGTCAGCTTGTCGCCCGACCCAGGCGCTTTCGGGTACCACTCTTTGTAGTTCGCCTGCGTGTCGGTGCCCGCAGCGGCGGCAGCCCTGGTGGCGCCGGGCTCACCGTCGGGGTTCGCGGTGGCCAGGTTCTGCACCCCGCCAAACACACCTTCTGGTTTGACAGCGGAGTTCGGGGTGGTGGGCAGCGCCCCGCTGGGTCCGGCCCCGGCCGGTGGCTCCTTGGCTGCCTTGACGGCCGCGGCCAGATCGGCGTTCGCGGCGTCCCCGGCTTGTTGCAGCTGGCGCAGCGTGTTCTGGATGTAGCTCAGCTCGCTTTTGTCGTAGTCACCCTGCGGGGGTGCGACCTTGCCCGTCGCCATGTCGATCGTGAACCCGCCGTTGGCGGCGTCCTTCTCGATCTTGGCCAGCAGCTGTTTGACGCCTTCGAATTCGTCGGCCGCACGCCGGATCTTTGCGGCGGCAGCCGTTTTCGATTCGGCGCTACCGCTGAGCAGCTTGCCGAACCCGTCCAGCTCGTGATGGGCGGCGTCCCCGGACACCCCTTTCCACGCGTCCCCGGCGATCGGTAACCGGCCGACGCCGGTCTTCATATCGTTGTTCGCGGTCGCCATCCCGTCGAGTGCGGTGGCCACGTCGCGGAACGACTGGATGTCGGCGCGCTTGATATCAGCCGGGGATAGCGCCACGGGCTAGACCTTCGGTAGCCGGGTCTGCAGGATGTTCACCGCAGTCTGTTCCTCGGTGTTGGCGAAGGCATAGCCGATGCGGTCGAACGCGTCGCGGTAGTGGGACGATTCGTCCTCGATGTGCCGCGACTGGCCCTGCCATTCGGTGGATTCGGATCCCAACGCCGCGGCGGCGTCACCCACCCAACCTGCCATCGCCGCACTGATCAGACCGTGAGCTTTGGTGTGGGCCGCGCGGTGCGCCGCCTGCAGCCGATCCATCTCATCGGCCGCACGGTGTAGCAACTCGGGATTGACCTGTAGATGTCCGGCCAT